AACAAAGTCACCGTTCTTTGTTTCAAAGTGAATTGTAGTAGGAGTATCAACACCATCTTTGTTAACTTTGTTTACAGAAATCTTAGCGTTTTCATCATAGTCATCAAATCCTAAAATTGTTTTTAGTTTACCTAAGTTAGGCATACCAAAAGTACCAATAAAGTCTGCTACAGGTGTTTTTAATGTGCCACTAACAATAACACTTTTATCTTCTGCAATAGCGTTAATTTGCGTTTCTTTGTCAGTACCTGCTACTTTAATCAAATCAACGTTACCTAGCCCATGTGTATGAGCAATCAAATCTTGTAAATAATCTTTCATGTTTTTCCTTTGTATACCTTATTTAGGCAATTATGTTACGTATTGTAATGGAATATATTACGTAAGTCAACACCAGTTTAACCAAATGAGAACAAATCGTCAAATGTTGATTTAACATCAATATTACTCTTAATGTCCCAATCAAGTACACCGAGCAAGTTATCAATCTTTTCATCAACAAGTGTTTGTTCCATTGCTTCATCATCAAAAGGCAATTCTTTGAACCATTCTGGTAATCTAAGTTCATCAACCGGATATGCAATACTTGTAAAACCTAGTGCATTTGGTTTCAGCTTACACACAATGATTTTCATACCGTCAACAATCTGCATAGAATAATTGTCACCATTCATTCTACGTAGATAGTTCCAATTGATAGCGGCACGTGCATGACCAACACCGCACTTACCTGTCTTTTCAAATACCTGCGTATGCTTAGTCAAGTTGTTAACACTCTTAGGTGAACCTTTAGTCCAACTATCTTGTGCAATCATAACACGTTTGAATTCTTTAACACGTTCAATAATATCTGTACGGTCTTTACCATGTTGAAGAACCATAGATAAAACGTCCATTAAGAACTCTTGTACGTATTTAGGAGTATCAGCACGTTTCAAGTCAAGACCCATAGCCTTGATATCACCCAACTGTCCTTCTTTATCTTTGCGTTTGCCTTCTTTGTCAAAGATATTGATAGCATAACGCTTTTTAGTTATAAAGATACTACGGTCACCAATCAATTCACGACCAGCTTTGATAATCTCACCGTTCTTTCTTGGAGCATGAAACGCTTTTTCTAAGAATGCCGGGAAAGAATTATTAGCTTCTTCTGCGATGCTATCGTATAGACCAATGCAAGTTTCTTTGTTCCACTCTAGTGCGCCTTCTTCAATTTGCTTTTTCAGAGTCGTGTATGCAGTGAAATAACAACTATCAGTATCACCATATACAATTGCATTGCCTTCATGTGAGTATACACCTTCAACTGTTTCATTGATAGTGGACATCATGTGTCGCACAATTTGTCGGCCCGACAATGTTACTGACTGACCAATGCGCTTATCATAGAATCGGCAGTGTTCATTCAACAATGCACCATATGCTGAATTAAGCAAAATCTTACGAACAAGCTGACGCTTATCGTAGTATTCGTACATGTCTGTACCATAACTTTCTTTTGCTTGTTTCTGAATAGCTTTACGTTCTGTGTACCAACGTGTGAGTAGACCGGGAACAACACCTTCTTTTTCATAAGTAAAGATTGTACCGTTAGCACTTAACATCCAGGGCTTGTGATTATCAAATACAAGTTTCCAAATCTCTGCCGCAGACATTTCTTCGCTACGACCATCTTCAAAGTCAACTGTAAGCATAGTGCCACGTTCTTGGTTCATAATTGCTGTGTACTCTAACGCACCAAACAATCCTTCCCATAGAATTGCACCCGTCACATCGTCATCACCTTCTTTATAGTGCTTCTTTTCACGGGCTAGTTTGGCGCCCTTTTCTTTCATGTACTGGTCAGTTAATGTTTGTCTGACTTGTGCAATGATTGTTTCTCCTGCCATGTTGAGGGCACGAATAACCGAGGGGTAGAGCGAGTTGATATCGACGGCGCCGACCCACTCATGCATTCCTCTTTTGGGCGTAGCAACAAAGGCACCTGCTGCCTGCTGGACTTCTTCTGCATCATCATTTCTCCGTTTCTTATCAGGGACTACCAAACCACGTTCATGTGCTTCGTTCATAATTGCCATTTCAATCATAGCAACAGAACCCATGACAGTGGGTAACAACACAGTATTTTCATGTGCTAGTGCGTTAGCAAGATCCAAGAACTTTAGTTTGTTGTGAATCTTAACTAGTAGCATTGTATCTTGTCTGTTATACTCTAAGAACTTTTGCCAGTCCTTGTTATACAATTGGTCAAGAGTACCTTCATACTGTGTTTTGTTTTCACCGACTTCCATTTCACCAATGAAGTCAAGTTTATAGCTGTGGCGTGATTCGTAGTTGTACTTCTTATACAACTGCAAATAGTCCATGTGAATACGACCTACTAAGTCGTATGTAGTTTCTGATTTGCCAAATCGTTCATACTCACGTGGCTTGGGAAGTTGACCCATCAAGCAGAACTTGCGTGTGTCATCTTTGCTCATTACACGTGTAACACGATTGACCATATAGGGACTATCATAGCCCTCTGAGTTCCAACCAGTTAATACATCAGCATCTTCAATAAGTTGAAAGAATGTTTCAAACATATCAGTTTCATTATCAAAGATAAGAGTATTTTCAAATCTGCCTACAATATCCTGTGCAGTTTCTTTTGTCATGTGCTTGGGCGGGATACACAATGTTACTAATGTATCTTGCCAATCTAAGTACAATGAAATAGCAGTCACAGGATTAAATGGATCACTAGTAGGACTGAATCCTTTGTCAGGATCAAAGTCTACTTCAATGTCAAAGAAACAAGTGTGAAGTTTTGGTGATTCAACACCTAGATAGTTTTCGCTAAGACAACGAAATACAACGTTGATATCGCTTTCAAACAATTTCTTGCCTGCATGAATACGGCGTTCTTTTTCAAATTCGCTACGTTTTCGTGTACTAAATCTAGTAACAGGATCACCGTAAATACTACGTTGCTTACCCTTAGGGTCGCTGTAGTAAAATACGTAATTAGCGGGAAATTCTTTGTAGTGACGTTTCTGGTCTTGACCACGCTCAACTACAAAGATTCTATCACTATCTCTATCGTGGATAGCATCTACATAACTCATGTGTTAATAATCATCCTTATTAGTGCAATACTGTCAATTGTAGTCAATAATAGATAGTTAGCAAGCATACCGGAACTTTTGCGAGTCCATGCTGCCCATGCAAATATTGCACACTGAAGAATAAACAATGGATATAAAATTAAAAAAGGCGGGGTGGGTACAGTAAGCATCATTGTAAAACTACAACCAATACTCAATGCCCATGCTAGGATTTCTAGAAAACAACGTAATGGGTTACTACGCCAATCTTCTTTGATCCAAGCAAATATGCCTATTAGAATTTCATTCACAGAGTCTTGCCCACAGTTTCTAAAATAGTATTGAGTTCATCGTGGTCTTTGTTAGTCTGACCTAGACTTGCTTTGTGTGCAATTTTAATTGCTTTTTTCAATGTACTGGCTTTGATTTCTAGTTCTTCTGCAACGGCTTTGATGGTATCGTTGAGTCCACCGTTAAGTGTATCAATTTCATGCAGTGTTGCCATACCCTCATTAACAAGTTGTGTTAATTTGATTTTGGCTTCGTTATTAAACGTGCGGTTATAATCTGACATAGGTTCTCCTTAAGAAATGTATTATATATGTATTACTGTTGTTTTTCAACAATCTTTTTTACCAAAGTGTGTAGTCCCGGATTAACGTGCAATGCATGTGGCATCAACACGTTGCGTACATAGTTACGCATGTATTTGGTATCTTGATTTGATTCATCTTCAATCCAAGGTACATCATGTCTGATGCACCAACTTTTAAATTCGTCTTTGCGTGTAGTTAAGAATGGGCGCAATACATTATTGCGAATCAACGGGATAACTTTGGCTGTACCGTGTAGACTAGACCAAATGTATGTCTCTACACAATCATCCAAATGATGACAAGTAATGACTGGCCCTAAATCTTTTAAATAGTCATAGCGTTCTCTACGCCAATATTCTTCTTGTGATTCTTTTTCACCACGTTCCCAGCGTAGTGATCCATAAAGCATTGGGATATTGTTTTCACCGCAGTACCTAGAAACAAACTCTGCGGCTTTCTCACCATGTTGTGTTCTGTGATTAAAATATGCAATCGTTACATCGTGCTTTCGTTTAAGGAAGTCAACAACTGCCATGCTATCCACACCACCGCTACATGCAATAGTGATTTGTTTGGGTAATGGAACGAGTAGTTTAATCATTGTGCTATTATAGCACAAATTAAATATTATTGAAAGATATGATGGTTATCCGCACCGTAAATTTTGATGTATTTGCCCGCAAGCATATCAGCCATTACTTCAATTGGACTACCAGGGTAACTGTCGCCTGGTTCAATCATACCCAATTCAT